GTTTTCGTCCATTACTTCCTCATCTTCTTTTTCTTCCATTTCTTGCAATTTTGCAGCAAGCATGTCTTTTAAGTGTGGAGTTAATGTCTCTTCTAAAGCTTCTTTAGCGTTGGCGATTGCAGCTTCACGAATAGTTTTAGCTTCAGCAATAGCTTGCTTTAATAAATCTTTGTTTGACATAATTTGTGTTTGTTTGTCGTACGTCTATTGTAGTATGTGAGACGTAATAATATTTTACTTTGTAGTAGATATCATATAAGTGTCATGATATATTCGAATATAAATATACATATATTTTAAAAACATAAAAAACCCACCTTTATGGGGCGGGTGTGTTGTATTTTTAGTAGTCTGCTGCTTGAGTGACTAATTCGTTCCATTCAGGAATACTTCCTAATACGTCTAATATATCCTGTCTATCTGTATCGATTAAGTGATTTATTACAGCTTGTATTTGGTTTGATGATTCGAAGTCCATCTCTTCATTTACTTCTCTTGAATTAGCAGTTAATTTATTTTCTACTAAGAATTTTTTTAAATTAAAATTTTCCATAATACTATCTTAAAAGGCTTGTTATATAATCTACAATGTCTTGTTTTGCTTCAGGAATATCTTCTGGCTCTGTTGCTCGTCCGTTTTTCCATTCTTTCCAAGCTGATTGAAGTAACTCTATTGCTTGATCGAAATCAGGTCCCATCACCTCTACGTATCCTTCACTTTCTTGAATTGCAGATTTTTTTTCATCTAATCCAAACGGTTCTCCTAATACAGAATGAATTACAAATTCTACGTTATTGTGTCCTGCGTCGACTCTTATTTGTGTATCTTTTCCGTAGTGCTGTATTAGTCCTGATATTATTGATTGTAGCTGCCCTAGTGTGCCGTCAAAATCTCCTAACTCTTCTACTGATGTTATATCTGTATTTTCTTTTAAAAACTTTGCTTGCCAATTATGTATGCTAAAATCTCCCATTACGCTCTTAATATATTGTTAATGATAGAATCTAATCTATCATATTTTCCTACTGCTTGTTTTCCTTCGTTTAATGAAATTGGATTCATAAATGCTCCTTGTGTAGAAGGATTAGAAACGAAATCCCAGCATACTAATTCAAAGTCTGGCTGAACCATTAGAGTTCCTTCGTTTGTTTGTGATACTGACCCTGTTCCTCTTGAAGAGATTCCTATTGTATGTCCTCCTCTTAAGATTTCTTTTACGATATTTCCTGAAGGTGTGTTTAGTAATTCTACTTTACCCATTAAATCATCTCCATCCCACCATAAGTCTTTTACGACATGTGATGCATTTTTTAAAGATACGATTGCTGATTCTGGGTGATCTAATTCTCCGTAAGCGTTTCCAACTTTAACAAAATTTTCTATATACTGTCTTACTTGATCTTCAAGTATTTCTCTTTTATAGATTCTTCCGTTTTGATTCTTTGCTCCTGCTCTTTGCATAATACCTGTTACCTCAAATACACCTGGTTTGGTTTTTGATTCGGTAAGAAGTCCTTTGAAAGGAGTTACGTTTATTAATAGTGGATTGTTCATCTTACTTATTTTAATAATTCAGATAACGATTTTGCTTTCCTAACTTCTTGAAGATTTTTATCTCCTGCAATATGTTTAGCTAATTGTGCAGATTGTGCTGCTAGTCTTTCTTTTCTTGCTCTTTCATATTCTGCTTGATCTCTATCACCTGTGTCTTTTACAAATGTACCTATGCGGTCTTTTTCATCTTGACCTAATTCTCTCCATTTAGGAAAACCGGTAATATCAGTTGCAATTTCATCCATTCCTTCGCTATCTGCTTGACGTTTATCTTGGTTAGATAAACTCTGTAAAGCTCCTGCTTTTGCTCTATCAATTAGAGATAGTAAATGTTTAAATTTAATATCTTTAGAAGTAGATGCTTGAGTCTGTGCTTGTTTATGTAATTTTTCAAATTTAGAAGGTTCAGTTTCGTACATAGTCATTAATTTACGTACCATGTTTTTATCAGCTTCGGTATCAGCAGCTTCTTCTAACTCTCCATCAATAAAAGGATCTGAAAAGTTTTCATCATCGTAGTCGATTTCGTCTTGATCTTCATACCCTCTTGGATGTGGAATATCATCTGCTTCATCATCTCCGTACATATCAAACTCATCTTCTCCGTTATAGTCTTCAACATCGATTACCTCTTCTGATAGTACTTTTTTGATAAGTTTCTTAAATCCTTCTTTTAACTCTGCTTTTTTCATACCGTTAAAAGTATCTACAGTATTTTTTGCTGTAGCATCTACCATTTTATCATGAAGATCTACTTTTGGATTAACACCTGCTAATTGATTTGTATAGAAGATAGAATCTTTTGCTAAGTTTTTAGATACTTTTGCTAATGCTTTTGCATACTCCTCTGCTGTTGGTGTTCCAAAAACCCCTGCTACTTCTAACTCAACTCTGATTCCTCTAAGAATCTGTTCGTATGGATACTTATCCATTTCGTTGGTCGGTTTAAATCTGTAGTCTGTTAAGTTGTTTTTAGTAAGCCTAGCTTCTTCAATTTTAACATCTGAGATAAATCCTCTGTTTTTAAGGATTTGAATAGTATCATCATATCCGTTGAAACGAGTAATTATTTGAGGGTGTTGCATTCTAGCTTCAGCTAAGAAATGTTCTTTAGAGAATTTTCCCTCTTGAATTGCGTTATATTTTTCTTGTAAAGTTCTCATATTATTTATTTTCGTCTAAGTAATCAAACATTTTAGTGTGTAAAGGACGTTTTGGTCTTTCAACTGTTTTATAACCTAATTTCTCTGTTGCTTTAGTAGCTGTATTTTTACCTTGTCCTTTTTTAGCAAAAGCTCTAGGTGTTTTAGGAGATCCCATTCCGCCATCCATAGCTCCAGTTACATTTCCTACTGCTCCATCTTCACTTAGGACTTCTTTTATTATCTCAAGTAATTTTGATCTTTTCATAAATTTCTTAACTCATTTACTAATTCATAGTACTGCATTAATGAAACCAGATGATTATCCTCTACTTTCTGAGTATTTTTTATAGGGGTAATTGCTTTTTGAATTTCTTCTAATTTAATCTTAACTACTTTATCAGCAACGTTTTCTTTTAACATAGAAATCTCTTTCTGCAGTTTAATCATTTCTTCGTTTACTACGTTTCTTAGTCTTGTTGACGAATTAACTGATACAATAAACTCTTTTAAAATGTTTTTTTGTTCTGGAAGTAGATCTTTGTATTGATCATTAAATTTTTCTAATAGAATTTTATATGTCAATAATCTTAAATCTTTATCGTATTTAGAATATTCTTCAATTAATGTATCTGCTACTGCTTTGTTTGATAATTTACTCTGAGTTAGATGTTCTAAAATAGTTGTTTTATTATCTACAAATACATCTAAATCAACAAGTTCTGATGTTGCTTGTGCTTCCATTAAACAATATAAAGCTGCTAATGGTTTATAAGATTCTACTTTAATAGAAAAGAACTCTTCTAAATCATAGTGACTTTTAAGCTCTTTTATCAATTCGTACTTCTGTTTCTTAAGCGAGTTAGCATCTAGTTTTCTAGAAATCTCTACAATAGTGCTAAGTACAGATTCTGCTTTTTTTGATCCTACTCCTTTATTTTTTAATATAAAATCGTAAAGTTTAAACTCTTTTACCAGTGTTGTATTTCCTGTATAGAATTTCCTTAGTACCGATAATGCCGGGGATTCTCTTTTTGAAAGAGTATCTGCAGCAATTTGCTTTACTAATAGTTCGTAGATTAAGCCTGTGTTTTTATACTTACTGTGTTTAATACGCATCTTAGGTATGTCTTTGTTATAAATAGTGTCTAGTTATCTAAATCCTTAATATTCTCTTCATTTAGAAGATCTGACTCTTTCTCTACCTCTTGTTCAAAGAGGTTTTGCTTTTTACCAGTGAATATATTCTTGTTTCTAAGAAAAACTGACATTGTATTATTTATGCCTTCTTTAACGTTTTCATTATCACTTGGAAAACCACCTTTCATTCCTTGTACTCCTAATCTATCTCTTCCACCCATAGGATCTGCATTTGTTCCAATTACAGACATCTTTTCTCTAGGTCTTCCAGGCTTATTTTCATCATACCCCGGTAGTACTTCTCCTTGCTCTCTTCCATAAATTGAAGCTAAGTCATGTGGTGTTCCAAAAGACTGCCCTGTTGCTACTGGATCGTTACCTTCGTTTTCAATTTGAGATAATCTAAACTCTCTTTTAGCATCTTCTCTGATAAGTTCTCTCATTTCGTTATACTTATCTTCTGAGATATCAAATAACATATCGTAAATATAATCTGAAGAGAATAGTTTAGTTGCTTGCATTTGAGTTGCTAAGTCAACTTTCTCTTTCCAAAGAGCTACTTTTTCTTGTTCGTATATAATAGAAGGAGTAGTTAACTTAATTTCAAAGTTTACTAATGACTCTTTGTCAAATCCTTGTGAATATAGATGTACTAATCCAATTTTGGTTAATTCACTTTCTACAATTCTTTGAATTCTTTCTACTGTTCTAGCAAAACGAATATCTTCTGCTGCAAGAGTTGCTTTACCTGTAAGGTCTTTCTCAAATCCAAAATATGCTTTTGGCACCTTTAAAGCAGCAAACATCTTATCTCTTAAGTATTCGATATCGTTTGTACCATCGTACTCTAATCCTTTAGTAGTCTCAATTCTTGTAGATGTATCTCCTCCTCTAACCGGTAAGTAGAAATCCTCCATCATGTTTTGCATGTTGAATTTCAAGTTATATTGACCTGTTTGTGGATCTACATAAGGAGTTTTCTTAATATTGTTAATTGTCTTTTGCATGAACTGCTCAACTTCGTTTGGTGGAATAGCTCCTACATTGATGTAGAACATTCTCTTCTCAGGAGCTCTCATGATTCTGTGAATCAACATTGCATCCTCCATTAAAGTTAATTGTTTGTAGATTTTACGAGCTGGTTCAATATAAGCTCTACCATAAGGAAGGTAATTTGTATCTGATAGTAATCTGAAATGGGCTACTTCGTAGTTATCTAAAGCGATAACTGATTTACTATTATTTGGAATATAGTTTGGATCTGATGAAGAAGCTAATCCGTCTGGATCGATTGAGAATGTTACTTTAGTTGGATCTTCTTTATCCATCCCTTCATGTCTTACCATATGGTAAACTGTGTAAGGAAGAACATTGTAAACTCCAAATTTTTCTGATATCTCTAATTTTAAAAAGAAGTCCCCGTACTTACACATATTTCTAACCCATGACCATAGGTTAAATTCGATGTTTAGTACATCGTAATATAAATTATAAAGGACTCTTTGTATGTTTTCGTCTGTAGATTTAATTGAAAGAACCTCCCCCATTGCACTCTTTAATGTAGACTCATCTGCTAAGATATCTAAAGTGGAGGCAATAAGTGGATCTGAATCCATTGCTTCGTAGTCTGAGTAAAGCTGTATCCTTAATGTTTGGTAATTAAGGTTTGGGTTAAAGATGTTTTTATTATTGTAAATATATAGACGAGAGAATCTATCCAATAGTGAATTGGTTTGATATTTTCCCGTTGATTGAATATGATTAATATCAGCAATCTTCAACTCATCCCCTCCTACATTCCTTACTAGTATATCAGTTGAGAATAATCTCTGGAGTGAGTTAAATAAATTTCTTTCTGCCATTTTAAAATGTTTTATTTATAAATAGTAACTTATCCTAATAGCCAGGTTAAGTCCTCTTGCCCATTTGGTGTTTCCATAATATACGGATTATTACGCATAGGAGCAACATTATATACACCAGGATCTCTTTGATTTAATCCAACAAAAGCGTTCATTGTAGCTCTTGAGAGATCCATCCCCTGCTGTCTCATTCTAATAGCTGTATCTCTAACATATAAAGCTGTAGCGAAAGCCATAATTAAATCGTCGTTATACCCTGACTGTGCCTGTGCTTTACCATTTCTCCATATGAATACTCTCATCTCGGCTAATAATCTCTTAGACTGTACTATAACCGATCTTTCCCGTATGTATTCAGTCATCTTAGCTATTACTAAAGGTCTTGTCTTAAGTGACATTGTGAATCCTGGTACAAGTTTCTCTCTTTCGTACTTAGCCATATACGATTCAACTGTTTCATTATCTGATCTAGATGAATAGTATAGGTTTTTATACTCTCTGGATATTACTTGTTCAATGGTTGACCATCCAATATTGGCATTCTCTACTACTAGAAGTGCATCACAGTATTCTGTTGCTATTCCTACCAGTACGTTTCCGTATTCTTTAGGAGATATCTTTCCTTTATATTCTGCTACTTGTGTACAACTCTCTATATCAAAGACATGGAAGCCAGAATAGTCAGTAGAGTCCCCTCTAGCAACGTCGGCAACAACCATATAAGACTTTTGATAGTCAGGTGATTCCCATATCCAAAGATTTCCATCTACACCTCTCTTTTCCATCGGTTCTTTTACATATGTCTCTTCATAGAAAGCCATATTTTCAACCTCAATTACTGAATCTCCAGATGATAAGAAGTCACAGTCACACTCTTGAGCTGCTTGCTTTTCTCCTAATTGTCTTGATTGTTCATCTCTCCAGTCTTGCTTTCTTTCAGGATGTACATCCCATTTTAATTTAATAGGTACAAATCCATTCTCTCCTGCTTCAGCTTTTTCCCATGTTTTGTGGAACCAGTTTCCTACACCATTTGGAGTAGACAATGCCATGCACTGACCTCCTGTTGCTAAGGTTTGTTGAGCTGCTGTAAATGTTTCTTCAATATTATCAATGAAGGCTGCCTCATCTATTAATAGTAATGATACCGCTTCTGAACGAGCTGCATCTGCATTAGATGATTTAGCTGTTATTTTAGAACCGTTTTTAAGTCTAA